GTTCCGTTGGTATCTATCTTTGAATCTGACCAACTTCTAAACATGACAGACTTTGAATTATTGTCTTCATTTTCTTCATCATATTTTTTGTATTGAAATGTATTTAAGAAAGGTCTAAAAGAAACTTTCTCTGCATACACAGTACCTTTGCTTGTACCTTCTACTTTGTACAAGCCACGCTTTATAGCGTTGCCGTCACTATCTTCGGCTTCGTAGTTAATAGATAGTCTAGGTAAAGATGAGCCACCGGTGTCTGCGTCTTGACCAACCATAGCCATTATCTTATCACTAGATAAACTATCTAAGTTACTTAGTTCATTCGACATATAATGCCTCCTTAATATACATATTATTATATCACATTTCTGTGGATAAGTCAAGCCAATTTTTACCACTTTTTATTTCAAAGTCTAATGGAACATTTATATCACAATCAAACCTTTCTTTTAGTGAATCTTTTATACCACTAAATCCTTTATTTAGACAATCTATGGCTTGTTTATATTCATCTGGATGTACGTCTAGTATCACAGAATCATGTACAGTATTTATTAATAATGTTTTCATATTGTTTTCTTTCAATAAGTTCCACACATTAATACACGCTATAGGAACTATATCTGCTGTGGCAAATCCTTGAACAGGATAGTTCTTAACTGCAGTAGATTGAGTACTACTGCCGTCTTTTCTTCTATAGATATTAGGGAAGTAATATTCTCGACCACTAGGTAGTCTTACTATTTTAGATTTTATTGCAGTATCTTCTAACTTTTTATGCCACTCTGCAATGTCCTCGTACTTCTCTAAAAACTTTTGATAATATTCTTTTTCTTTTTTCTTACCTAACATGCCTCCATACAAAGGTTTAAAGGTATGTGCTTTTGCACTTTGTCTATCACAACCTATGATGTCTGCAGTTATTTGATGAACATCAACGCCATTTTCTATATCACTCATGGCTTGTTTGTCCTGTGATAAAAAAGCAGCAACCCTAAATTCTAACTGTGAAAAATCTACCTCTATAATTTTACCTTTATGAAATCTAGATGTAATAGCTTTTTTAATAGGAAACTTATCACCTCTTGGCATGTTTTGGAAGTTAGGTTTTGAACTAGAAAGTCTGCCCGTAGTAGTTATATGTTGATTAAAAGAAGGATGTAGTATACTATCCTCTCTAGTATTATCTTTTATTCCTGTTATAAAAGTATTTAAATAAGTTTCTACTGCACTATATCTTGTAATACTATCAACAAACTCTTTTAATATACCCTCTGCAAACACAGAAATTTTTTGTAATGTATCTTTATCTGTTTTAAAACCACCTTGAGCTGCGTCATGTATAGTTCTAGGACTCCAACCAAAACCTGCTTTGGCCTCTGTTTCTAAAAACAACATACCCTCACCTTTACATTTAGGACACTTGGACATATTTTTAAAAGGTGTGCCGTCTACTTTTGTATGTCTAACTAATCCAACACCATTACAATTTTCACATTTACTAGCTACAGTTTTATAAATAGTATCTGTATATTTAGAAACTAAATTTTGAAACTCTCTGTCTGTCATTCTTGGTCTTCTCTTAGGTCTTTTAGTTCTTTTATCTATACCAATATTAAATAGTTCTGCCCATTGTTTTTTATCCTGTACCTTCCTTGAGTATATAACTTTAGATAAATCCTCTGTGGATGATAAGTTAATTTTAGTATCACCCATAGTTTGACTGACAATCTTATCTATTTTATTTTTTAGTTTATAGTATTCTTCTTTTAATTCTTTTTCTACTATATTTAATTTATCATTATCTACATAGTTACCATTCATTTCCATATCTATTAGGACCCGTAGAAAATCATTCATTAAATCTCTTGTTGGTATTAGATTAGAATTAGCATGATTATTAAATGATTCTATTTGTGATTCATATAATTCTTTTGTAATCTTTACATCTTGTTTTCCATACTCTTCTAATTTAGGCATGGGTATTTGTTCTACACCATACCCCTCATTCATGTATGTGGATAGTATATCTGACTTTAAACTTATACCTCTTCGTCTACAAGATTCTTTTAGAGACACAGATTTTTTTTCACCTCTATTGATTATGTATTCACCCAACATTGTATCATAAAGTTTTCCATTATAAGTAAATCCACATTGATATAACCATGACATATCAAATTTTAAATTATGGCCTACCACTAAATCTGATTTATCTAATATATCCTGAACTGCTTTTTTACTATCAGTAATCATTGTTTTTTCAAATAAATCTGTATGATAAAAAAAATAGTATTCATCATTAATACCTACACTAACTAATCTATTATCTGGATTAAATGGTGAGGGGTCCCCGTCTTTTGTAAAAGTTGTTTCTATATCTAATACTGTAATCATCTAGTTCCTTTCTGCGTATCTTGATATTGTTGGCCTAAGTATTACTTCAAACTCAGCATGGTCACCTGTTAGTTTATTTTTAGATAATGTGACAAATCTAATACAATCATCTAAATAATTTTCTATTTCATCTTCTTTACCTAATCCTAGTATAACATCTGCCTCTGCTGATTTTCCTGTCTTAGAATTTTCCATAACACTAAATGTAACTCTTGACCTACCCTGTGCTTCTGCTGAAGCTTGGGACATTCCAATAACTAATATGTTATGTCTCTTTGCTAATTCTCTAGCCTGTCTATATACCTCTCTTAACTTTTCATGTGTGGCATTGTACTTACCCTCTACATTTATTTTATCTAGTTGGTCTATAATTAAAATATCTACATCATTAGTAGAACAATATTCATCTAAGTCATTAATAGTTTTATCTACACAATCAAAATTTTCTATGTAAGGACTTATGTTGGACCACTTTTGTTTTGCTAATTCTCTACTACCATTAAGAATATTACCTCTTTGTAATCCTGTAGAAGCATTAAGCAATCTCATTTGGGTTCTTATTGCCGGTTCTTCATTAGCAAATATAGAAACTTTTTTTTGTTGCCATGCAAACCCATGAGGGGAAGCAACAAGGCTAATCCAAAAAGCAGTCTTACCTGTCTCTGGCCTTGCAAATATAATCATAAAGTTACCACGACCAATACCGTTTGTTGCTCGTTGTAATGAAGGTAGATTAAACTTAAACTCACCTTGCTCTTGTAAAGCCTCTACAATTTCATCTACATTTTTTGTTACTGCTTCACTTTCTTGTTGTGTTTGTTCTTCATCAACATTAGCCATAAACTTTTCTACTTGTTTAAGACTAGTGCTACTAGGATTGTTAGATATATCTAAACATATTCTTGCTAATTCATCTGCTTTTTTAATTCTATACATAGATTTCAAAGCAGTAGAAACCACTTCATCACTAGGGGCCTCTTGATTTTCTATCTTATCTATTAACTCATGTATACTTTTTTGAGAAGCAAAACTAGTGTTAGGATAGTAAGTATTAAAGTATGCTAGTTTTAAATCACTAAAATTTATTTCTGTGACATTAGGATTATCTCTGTAGATATATCCTATTGTTCTGTATAATTCTCTTGCACCATTTTGAAATATAGATTCTTCTATTTCTGGTTTTAGTTTGTCGTATTTATCCCTAGTAAGTAATGTTCTTAGGATGTATAGTCTTAGGTTCCCTGTTTCCATTCATAATCTTTCTATTGTATTAATACTTTAACTCCAATAGTCTTGCTTCCATTTGACATTTTGTCAATTCTAATTTAGTTAAAGTATTCATGTTACAATCCACTTTAGTATTTTGTATAGGTTCTAGTTCTTCAATTATTATTTTATCATTCTTTATATCTCTATCAAAGGATAGACTACATGAACTAATAAATAATAACAATAATAATTTATTCAACATAATCCTCTTCCTCTATTCTAACATACATTCTTTCAATGTCAAGTGGTATTCCAAATTCTTTTTGAAAAGATTCAGATACTCTTTTATTACAAGTTTCATCTATGTCAGATACATTATCTGCCACCTCCATTTCGTAAGGTATCTCTACAGTCACAGTCATTTTATGCTTTTTACCAAACATATTTTCCCTTTCTAGTTATATTTGTGTGTTTTGTAGTAGTCTTCGTAGGCTTTTTTTGTTGCTTTATTACAATCAAAAACTTTCATTTTATAGTTTTGTACTTCTTTATCACTTAAACTTATCTTATCAACCAAACTATTTCTATGTCTATACATGGTAGAGTTAGGATTTAATTGTTTTTCCATAGTGTTAACTGCACTATCCCAAGTCTTCCAAAAATTTTTATTTTTTTCAGCACTCTTAAATCTACCCTTAATACTTTTTCTAGTATTACCTTTTCTTTGATACTCGAATTGATATATAAGTGGGTCTATTCTCATGATCTT